GGGATGTCAAAAGAATTAGTCCCTATGGGTTTTGCAGAGGTTAACAATCCAAATAGACCTGCATTAGACACAATTTCAAGTGGTTCAATGACAATACCAACAGCAAGTTTTGTTGGTACGGTATCTGGACAAGGTCAATTAAATGCAAGAGGAACATTTGACAGAAATGTATACTATGGATTTGACTTCGCAAAAGCAGATAATAAACAATACTTAGCACCATTAATGAAAAATTTAGTCGCTTCAGATACTGGTTCTAATATTACTATGAGTTTAGAGGATTCATTTGGTAATGATGACGCATCAGTATTAGGTGCAACTTTTGCAAATGGTTCAACTCAACTTACCTTAACGAACTCAGCTTTCCAACAAAGAAAGTTTGTAGTTCCTTTCCAAGGTGGTTTTGATGGAGACAATCCAGCAACAGATAGAAAAGTTGGTGAAAATATTACAGCAGATAATTCACAAGGATTTGATTTTACAGATTCAAGTTCAAGTGGTTCAGTAGTATTTAAAAGAGCTATTAACGCAATATCTAATCCAGATGAGTTTGATATTAACTTGTTGGCAACACCAGGTATTATTCACTCATTACACTCACAAGTAACAAATCACGCAATCGACAAGATTGAAGATAGAGCAGATGCATTTTATATTATGGATGGTTCACCTTATGGAGCAACAATCCAACAAGCAATAAACAATGTAAAAACTCTTGACACAAACTATGTCGGAACATATTATCCTTGGATTAAAGTCTTGGATAGTGTAAAAAACAAACCTACTTGGGTGCCACCTTCAGTAGTTCTACCAGGTGTTTATGCAAACAATGATAGAATTGGACAAGAGTGGTTCGCACCAGCAGGTTTAAATCGTGGTGGGTTGACAGAAGTATTAGAGGCAGAAACAAGACTAACAAACGCTGAGAGAGACGACTTATACGAAAATCGTATTAATCCAATCGCATCTTTCCCAGGTCAAGGTGTAGTCGTGTTTGGACAGAAAACACTTCAAGGAAAACCAAGTGCATTAGATAGAATTAATGTTCGTAGATTATTGATTAACTTAAGAAAGTTCATCGCATCTACATCTAAATTCTTAGTATTTGAACAAAATACTGACGCACTTAGAAACAGATTCCTAAATATTGTTAATCCGTTCCTAGAACAAGTTCAATCAAATTCAGGACTTACAGCGTTCAGAGTAGTAATGGACGAAAGCAACAACACACCAGATGTTGTTGACAGAAACCAATTAGTTGGACAAATATTTATCCAACCTACTAGAACAGCAGAGTTTATTGTATTGGACTTCGTAGTTCAACCAACAGGAGCAGCATTCCCAGAATAATAGGAATATTGATTAAGAAAAACCCCCGACACTCTCGGGGGTTTTTTGTTTGTGATATGACTGAAAGAAAATTTGAGAGTTTAACCACCTAACTCACAAGGGTTGTTTCTAATCTCGTGAAACCCTACATAACCCTGACGGTTCCAAATATGTAGTCACCGACAACCCACGACTTAATAGGTTCTTACGATTACGATATTAACACCTATTTTGGATAAATCGCAAAGGTATCTGCGTATTCTGCCAAACAATGATATTGGTTTCTACGATAACCATATTGTGGTTTGCTACCACCACGATACCTAATTCTAAAACCACCAGTCATCATTATTTCTCTAATAACTGGATTAAATCTAAATCTCATAGGAATACCCTTATAAAGAGCTACTTCATTATAATCATCATTATTATAATCATCAAGATTTAATCTTGGTTGATTCTGATTAGCTTCATATAATTCCATAGGATTATGAGCATATCTATAATGAGTAATAGTATGAGTTCCATTTTCTACATACTCACCAGCATCATTATAATACCCATAATTATTTGGGATTTCCCTTGTTACCAAAGTATCTTGGTAATCTCTCATATAAATACCTTCGGTATCAGTCGTAATTATTTCATTATTTTCAATCATATTTTTCCTTTATCAATTAACTTACACTATAATATACAAACTCTTTTTGTAAAAGTCAAGTCTTTTTTTAATTAATTTTCGTCTTCTTCGTGGTTATCTCTTTCGTAAACTTCTTCTTCACAATCATCACAAAGGAAAAATCCGTCTATTTCAACACCACATTCTTCACATAATATTTCATCAATCATACTATAATATACAAACAAAAAATGACAATGTCAAGTAAAAACTTCAAAAAAACTTCTAAAAAGATATGTGTATAACCTAACACTTTTTTTGATTTCATTATATTTATTACTGAAGTAAAAAATTTATAGGAGAAATAAAGTGGCATTAATAGACCCAAATGACATATTCTTTACACCTTTTGAACCTAAGACAAAAAATAGGTTTATTATGGATATTGATGGGATACCAGCGTTTTTAGTAAAAACAATGGCAAGACCAGCATTACAATTTGAAACAATTACTCTTGACCATATCAATACAAAAAGATATGTAAAAGGTAAAGCAACTTGGCAACCAATTAGTATAACTCTATACGACCCTATTGTACCAAGTGGAGCACAATCAGTAATAGAGTGGATTAGATTACACCACGAATCAGTAACAGGTCGTGATGGATATTCAGACTTCTATAAAAAAGATATTACTTTTAATGTATTGGGGCCAGTCGGTGATAAAGTTGAAGAGTGGACTTTAAAAGGTGCATTCATTACAGAAGCAAACTTTAATGAGTTAGATTTCGCATCTTCTGAAGTAGCAGACATTTCATTAACTTTACAATACGACTACGCAATACTACAATTCTAAGGAGAAAGTTATGTGGGCAATATTTAAAGATAATAACGATTACAATGAAAAATCAATCATCGGTTTCGCATCATTTACAACAATGGTGTTATTCGCATTAGTCGATTTAGGAACAGGTATTGCAGGAAAAGATTTAGTCATTAATGATGTAATCTTTAATTCATTTGTATTCGTAACACTAGGTTCTTTCGGTATCGCAGGTGCTGAAAAAGTTCTTGGTGGAAAAAAATAGTTATTAATTCTTAATTATCAAGGAGTAAACAATGGCTGAAAATCAGTATGGTTTTCCTACTGAAGTTCTATCTTTACCTTCAAAGGGATTATTGTATCCCGAAGATAGTCCTTTGCGTAGTGGAACAATAGATGTTAAATATATGACAGCAAAAGAAGAAGATATATTAACATCACAAAACCTTATTACACAGGGAGTAGTGATTGAAAGATTATTACAAAGTGTTATCGCAGACCCAAAAGTTAAATTAGATGATTTGTTAATCGGTGATAAAAACGCATTAATGGTAGGAACTCGTGTTTTAGGATACGGACAAAACTATGATGTAATGATTATAGACCCAGAGACAAACGAAGAAGTAGAAACTTCAATTGATTTAAGCAAATTAGAACATAAAAAAATGGATGAATCATTATTTGTTAATGGAAACAACTTTGAATATGAATTACCTAATTCAAAAAGAAAAATAGGTTTTAAACTTTTAACACATAAAGATGAAATGGCAATAAATCAAATACTAAAGTCATTTGAAAAGGCAGAAAAACTAACAGGTGTTTCAAGTGAAGTAACAACTAGGTTAAAATATCAAATAAGTTCAATTGATGGAAATACAGAACAAAAAGAAATTGATAATTTTGTTGATAACGAATTCTTAGCAATAGACGCAAGAGAATATCGTAAGTATGCACAATCTATTACACCAGATATAGATTTAACTTTTAATTATACAAGTGGGAACGGAAATACAACAAAGGTCGGAGTTCCTTTAGGGCTCGACTTTTTTTGGCCAGCCGCCAGAGAATAGGGCGGCAATTCACGAAGAACTCTTCAACATAGCCTATTATGGAAATGGATTTAATCATTCCGAACTCTATCACATGCCCTTACCACTTCGTCGTTTTTATGCAGATAAATTAGTTAAAGCAAAAGAATTAGAACAAAAACAATACGATGATATGGTAAAAAAATCAAGTGACCCACGACTTGTTAAAAATTAATTTTTTTGATATTTATTACTGAATAAATGGAATATATCTATGGCAAACTTTAAAGTAAAAAACAAAAAAATCATACCAGAATTCGTTGGTTCTCTAATGAAAGCGGTTGCTCGTAGAGGAGCATCTAAAACTCTTAAAACATTAGAACGAGACCCGATAATAAAAAAGTCATTTGATAGAATTAGACAAATTGATAAAGACTTACAGGTTCATATCGCTAAAAAATCAAAAGAAGACCCGGATTTTAAAAAAAGATTTGATGCTACAAAAGATGCTATAAGAAATTTATAATCGTTTTTAATAAATACACAATCACTATATGGCACCAAAAACCAAAAAACAAGTAGAGCAAATTACATTAAATGAATTGATAAACGAGGAATTATCAACTAGGACGGATACACTAAAAACTCTTAACGAGGAATTTAAAGTTCTGGACGACATTAGTAATTTATTCAATGAAAATATAAAAGCAAATAAAAAACAAGCAGATGTCATTGGTGATATCGTTGATGCTACAAAATCCGTTTTAGAAATGGACAAGGACATCACAGAGGAAACTCTTACTCATACAGACTTACATAAATTAGAAAGAAGAATGATTCGTGAGGGTGTTCAAGATACTGGTCAAATAATCAATAAACTAAAAGAAAAACAAGAGGTTCAAAAACGAGTCAATAATGTAATTAATCGACAAGCCAGTATGTATAAAGCTATTGGAGATTCTATTGAGAATGCAATAAAACGAATACCGGTGATAGGTGGTTTATTGTCTGATGTATTTGGAGCAACTGGACTCGGTGATGAGATGAATCAAGCGTTTAGAACTATGATACAGCAGCAATCAAATAGTCCAGATGGATTTAGAGCTTTTCTTTCTGGCGCTAGTGAGGAAGCAGCGGGTAGTTTTGCAAATTCTTTAATATATGACCCGAGTTTAGGTGCAGAAAAAGGTGGTGGTGGTCGTGGAGGTGGTTTTGCTAGTCAAAGAGTTTTAAGAAATCTTTTAAGTGGGCCAATATTAGCATTAGCAGGTCTCGGAGCAGCATTTGGTGTTGCATTGGCCGGTGGTTTAGAATCTATGACATTTACAGCAAAACTTAAAAGAGTTTTTGCCAAGGGAGCGTTCGACGGATTAAATGAAGCATTCGGGACAATAGATAGAGCCACAATTCGTAATTTAGGAGGTATCAGATTATTAGGATTAAGATTTGGTATAGCAGCATCTGAATCTGCAAAGGTATTACAAGTTCAAACAGAACTTTCTGGTATAACAGATAAACAAGCTAGAACTATACAAACTCAAATATCTAGGTTTGCAAAACTAAGAGGTGTATTACCAAAAGATATTATCGCAGACATAGCAAACAATACTGAATTATTTGCTAAGTTCGCAAAAGATGGTGGTATGAACATTGGACTAGCAGCAGTCCAAGCAAAAGAATTAGGATTAAGTTTATCTACGGTTGAAAATATATCCACTAGTTTATTAGACTTTCAATCCAGTATAGAAGGTGAGTTAAAAGCATCTTTATTAATAGGTAGACAATTAAATTTAAATAAAGCAAGAGAATTAGCATTAGCAGGAGATTTGGCAGGATTACAACAAGAAATTGTTAGACAAGTTGGTTCAGAAGCGGAACTAAATAGATTAAATATAATTCAAAGAAAAGAATTAGCACAAGCCCTTGGTATTACAGTACAAGAACTTGGTAGATTAGCAGGTGGTGAAGTTGATTTAGGGTCTGCTGATATTCGTAATAATACAGAAGCAATGGACAGACTGACACAAGCACTTATTGCAGCAACCATCGCTGGTGGTGGTCGAATAATGTCAAGATTTGGTGGAGCAGAAGGAAGAATCGCAGATAATTTAAGAGCGATTGGTTTTGGTGGGGGATTAGCAACTGGTGCAAGTAGAATTGTAGGTGGCGCAGGTATGTTATTGGGCGGTGCTGGTGTTGTTTTAACATTGGTATCATTAACAAGAGCATTAATTGCAGCAGTTAGAGATGGTAATGAAAATACGAAACAAATGGTTCAAAATAGTAAAGGAAAACAATTCTCACCATTTACAGAGGGATTAACTTAATATGGCACTTATAGATAAATTATTCGACTTATCAGATACATCAGTATTTAAAAAGAATTACCAAAAAGTTGGTGGAACTAATACTGAATTAGGAGAGTTCCAGGTAAAACAAGGAGATAATACTGGTCGTGATTCTAAATTAACTGAAAAGAAATCAGATTTACAATTAAAAGAAGAACCACCAAGAAGTTTACCACCAGAAGTCAAAGGAAGACAACAAGCATTAGAAGCAGTTGAAGATGTTGGTGTAGGAAAAACAGCGTTATTTGTTGCAAAACAATTTGGATTACATAGATTTAATGCACAAGAAGATACCAGAGTATATGACCCAACTGCATTAGCACAAAATTTAGTAGTTCCAACTGACAATTTTATTGATGGAAAACTTTTCGGTGGACACGAAGAAGAAGATATTGATGTCAAGGTAGGTCAGGGTATTTCATATGTAAAACCAGGTGATAATCAAAAACTTGGAATCAATGTTGTGTTGAATAGGGATAAAACACCTACCAGTAGACAAAAAGGAAAAATAAAAATAACTTCAGATGATGTTTCTTACAATATGAGAAATATAAAAGATTCCAGTAATGACGGAGGAGCCACTTTCGGTAAAAATTTTGAAAAATTATCACCAAAAGATTTACCAGAAGATTTTATTAAATTTAGAATAAAAGACCAAATCAATGGAAGAATAATACAATTCCCAGCATACTTAACAGACATCACGGACAACTCATCAGCAGAATATAATCCAACACGATACATTGGTAGAGCAGACCAAGTATTTGTTTATACTGGATATTCAAGAAGTATTAGTTTTGGATTTAGAGTTGCAGCACTAACTCGTGGTGATGTTCCGGTTATGTGGAATAAAATTGACCACTTAAAACAATTAGCATTACCTACATACAAAACAGATGTTTTAGATGATGGAGAACCAAGACCAGTAGCACCATTTGTTGATTTAACGATTGGTGATTTATATGTTGACCAACCAGGATATTTTTCAGGAATCAACTTAACGATACCACAATCATCTAATTGGGAAACCGAGGACGGATATCAATTAACACATCTTTGTGATATATCATTAGAATTTACTTATGTTGGAAAAGCATTACCACAAAACAGACGAGAAGGTGAAAGAGGAACACCACAATTTGATATGAAAGAAATAGAATAATGGCAAGATATCAAGACACACTAATAAGAAAAGATAGAAATAAAAAAAGATATTTATCTACTGAGGACTATCCAACAATTTCTAAAAAAGATACAGATATACTAATCACAGGTAGATATGGTCTTCGTATGGATAATCTTGCTAATCAATATTATGGTTCATCAGATTTGTGGTGGATTATCGCAAAAGCAAATCCTGAATTATTTGAGGGAGGATTGTTTTTAAAACCAGGTAAAGAATACAGAATACCATTAGACATATCAGAAACAGGTGAAGAATTCATTACTGGTGGTGGTCAAGTCGGAAGTGTATCAGGTGGTGGTTCATCAGGTGGTTCTTCAGGTGGTTCATCAGGAGGTGGTGGAGGTGGTTATTAATGAGTTTTTTCAGAACATATATAGATGATGAAATTCAAGATGAGTTATTTCGAAGAATCAGTTCAATAAATTTTAATTCAAAAGCAGATTCAAAGTTAAACATATTAAACCCAGTCGGTGAATCAATTCAACACCAATTTATAAAATCTTGTTGGGCTAGAGCATCAATAGTCTTAGGAAACGGAAATGTAGTATCTTTAAATTCAAATTTAGATGAAAATAATAAACCAATCAATGAACCATTAAATATAAAAGATGGTAACCCTTATCGTGGTAGACCAGGTATTACATCAATCAGTTCAAATTTTAAAGAATATTTTTTAAAACAAGCAACCATAAATTTTGTAGTTCCAGACCCAAAAGAATTTGATACATTTAAAGATGAATTTTTAAAATTTGGTCGTTATATAATGATTGAGTTTGGGTGGACAATACCGGATAATCTTTCACTACCAGCAATAAACGCTGATACCGTATTAAAAGCATCAAGAGATATACAAGAGAGAATCAAAAAGGGTAAAGGCAATTATAATGCACTTGTTGGTGTTATAACGAACTATACTTTTAATCAAACTAATGCCGGTTCATACGAGGGAACAATAGAAGTCAGTAGTATGGGTAGAAACGTCATTGGACAAAAAAGTAAATCTGATGGGAAAGTTGAAAACTTAGTTGGATTCATTAATAATAGATTAGCAAAAAATAAAGAAGAAGGTAAAAATCTAGACGAGAATAGAAAAAATCTCTATCAAAAATTAGAAGAAAGTTTCATAACTTTTAATCAAGCCATACAGGCCTTACCGGAGATAGTTGAAGCATACACAAAAGATAAGGGTGTGGGTGATACCGGTACACGTGATATACCGACATTCAAAAAAGGACTTGGTGCGGGTAAAGGTGGTGATGCACCTTCTGATACTACTGCGTTCGTCAGAGATGGAACTTATTTTGTAGGACAAGAACCGTTATTTCAGAATTTTCTTAACTACCAGATAAGAATTAATCCCGAAAATGGTAGATTATATAGACAATCGAGAAGTCCAGGCGCAGAATTAATTGACATAAAAGACGGACTTATCGCTGGTAAAGATGAAAAATATATTGCACTGTGTAGTTGGGGTTGGTTCGAAGATTATATTTTAAATAGTTTTTTCTCATTTACATCACCCAGCATAGATTTTAAAACTGAATTTTTGAGTTGTACTGGAAACCAAGATAAAGATGGTAACTCTAATTTTAAAAATAATTTATGTAAAAATACATCAGAATTATATTCATTAGGATTTGATTCCATTATACTACCAGGACAAACTAAAACTTTTAATCCAACCACGAATAAGGATAAAATCACAAACAATTTCTTAAAAAATCTAATTGACGATTCGAACACTAGTTTACATCAATTTCAAGACCCAAATGATAAAACAAGAGGACAAATTAGAAATATGTATTTTAATGTTCATTACTTAATGGAAAGTTTTGACAATACTAAAAACATTGAACAATCAATAAATGATTTTTGGAAAAAAGTATCGGCTGATTATGGAGGTTATTGGAGATTTGCAATCGTTGAAAACGATAATGTTGATGGAAGAATGATGGTTACGGACTTGAATATTGGTAGAGTCTTAGATAAAGAAGCACCAAATCAACTCTCTAAACACGAGTATGTTGGAGATGACAGAAACGAATATAAAATTTTTGAATTTCCAGTTTACTCACAAAACTCTATTGTTCAAGAACAAACATTAACTTCATTTAACTCTTCTGAAATGGCGACTTTAGCAGTATATGGTTCAAATGTAAACTTAGAAGAAACAAGTGCTGATTCAGGACAAGGATACACTGCACTTGCTATGAGAGCATTATCAATGTTGGATAACACTTTTAGTGGAGGAAGTGGTTCAGCAAGTGATGATGTTAATAAATTTAAGTATGATAACATACTGAATAATATATCAAGTCCGGTATTAGGAAACTTTGCAGCTCCTGATGGTAAATACGAGGGAACATCAGCAGACTATGAAAGAGATGATAAGCGTCCTGGAACATCAGGGAAACTCATTAAAAGAAAAAGAGACGATGGTTTAAAATTTAAAAATATCAAAGAAACAATTAAACCTAATAAAAGTATTCTTACAGATATTATGGAAATTTTCAAAAGGGATGTCGGTGCTGAAAATGGTGATAAAGAATTAACTTCTTCAGAAATTCAAGCAGAAATAAGAAGTGATATAGAAGAATATTTTAATAAAAGTTTTCTATGGTTTAACCCTAATGATGAAACAGTTCAAATATATTACGAAGCAAGTAAAAATATGATTGAAGAATATAAACGAACAATGTTATACAGAATAAATAAAGCACCAGGGGTAGAATCTCAATATAGTACCGTTTTACCAGTAGTTCCTTTACAAGTTAGTTTAACAATTCAAGGAATTGGTGGTATAAAAATTGGTGATTTGTTTTATTTAAGATATTTACCAAAAAAATATAGAGATTTTTGTCATTTTATGGTGGTTAATGTTGAACACGAAATCAGTCCTACTGGTTGGACTACAAAGTTAGATTCAAGAATGATTGTAGATATTCCTAAATTAATTAAAGCTGGTTTCGGTAGTAATCAATTAGAACCCATTGATACAATAATCATAAATGAAACTATTGACCAGACAAAATTAAACTTATTTCTTCAAGAAAAAAATAATAATCAAGATTATATAGACGCACTACAAGAGGAAAAAAGAATAAAAAACTCCCCACCACCTGGAAGTAGAGGAGGTATAATTGGGACTGGGGGCATAGTAGTTCAACAATAAAAAAATTACATTTTGATTAATTAAATCAATACTTATAATAAATGGTTATAGTAAATACAGATATTCTATTCAACCAACTCAAACAACAAATACAATCTAAACCATTTGTATTATTACAAATGTATTCAGATGTTCAAAAACATCCACAAGAAAATCGTATAAGTTGTTATTGGGTTGATTTTCAATTCGAACAATATATTGTGCCGGTTCATCATACGGAACAATTCCGAGATAATTTACCAATGATAGAAACCGACCAAACAATTTATGTTCAAGATTTAAAACAATATCGACACAACACATTAGTATTCGGTAAAGACATTCGTGATATGAATTGGTCTTGGTATCAACAAACCAATCAACCATATGACTTTGAACAACATCTAACAAACTCACATCATCATTATTATCGATTACATTACGATAAACAAAACATCAATGATGTTGTTCCTTTGGTTAAACACGCAGAGTATTTTCAACCAATATCAAAAGAATTATATAAATCTTATCAACAACACGACCAAACCATATTAGAAAATCTATACAACATAGAACAAAATGGATTAAAAACTTATGAGAAAATCATTTATTCAGAATACAATCCATTTACATCAACCGGAAGACCAAGTAATCGTTTCGGTGGATTAAACTTTGCAGCACTAAACAAATCAGACGGAAGTAGAAAACAATTCATTAGTCGATATAACAACGGGGTGTTGGTTGAAATGGACTTTGATGCGTATCACTTAAGATTAATTGGAGAGATTATTGGTTATGATTTCCCACAAACATCAGTTCACGAACATATGGCAAAATTATATGGACTACCATATGAAGAAGCAAAGGCATTGTCATTTAAATATTTGTATGGTGGTATATCTGATGATGTTTCGGATAATCCATTTTTCTCAAAAGTAAATGATTATATAAAACTACTTTGGAAAGACTACCAAACAAACAATTTTGTTCAGTCTTATATTTATAATAGAAAGATATATAGGAAAAATCTACACGATATGAATCCAAATAAGTTGTTCAATTATATGATACAATTAATGGAAACAGAAAACAATGTCAAGATTTTAGATGAATTACAACCTAAATTGAAAGATTATAATAGTAAATTAATATTGTATAATTATGATTCATTTTTATTTGACTTTGATACAAAAGACGGATTAGAATTCCTAGATATGATAAAAAAAACTATTGAGAGTGGTGGTAAGTATCCAGTTAAAATTAGTAGAGGAGTTAACTATCACGAAATGGACGACATTACGGAGAAATTTAAATGAGTAAAATAAAAGAATTATCAAAAATTACCACTCGTTATACGAATAAAGAAGCTTATGGTTTCAATAGTGGTGGAAAATCAAACATTGCTAATCCTATTAATCAAAAGTATGACTTTAAACAACCTACGATAGTTCATATTTCTAAAAAAGAAATGGAATTACTACATCAAACTGGGACATTAGAGAAAGACGGATTTACAATCATAGCAGATGAATAATTGGAAAAAAATACTCAATGAGTTAAGTTATAGAGTTTCATCAGGAATTCCAGACCTAACCAACGAACAACACCTAATAAAGTTGTGGGACATTTTAAAGGAAGAAAAATGGCCAATGGATGCTCGTGTAGAATTATTAAAAAATTTAAATAATGATATAGAACTACCACAGATATTTTTGAACGAGGGTAAAAGAGAGGAAGCAACTTTAAATACTTCTATGTTTGAAACGGCAGCGTTAATAGGAACAACGGGAGTATCAACAACATCATTAGAAAATTTATTACAATCACCAGCAATATTTAAAACAATTAAGTTAGCAAAAAAACAAGATGTTGAAGAGTTTGGTAGACAATGTAAAGAAATAGAAAAACTTTCTAAGGCAGCATTGGATACACTAAAAAAAGGATTAAGTTCTTCAGGAGACTGGCAAGGAACGGGAGTCAAGATTATACAATCTTTAGAATCACCAAAATGGGTTCAAAAAGAATTGCAATTTTATGAAAATGGATTACAAACGATAGCTACTTGTGCGGCATTAGTAATAGGTATGAGAGAGTATATGGACAAGGTAGTTTCAATTGGGAATGTTAAATTTATACATCAACAAATTGATACATTCTATGCAGCAGAAAGGTCAAGGGGTATAACAAGACAGGGTTCAAAGGCAAATGTAGCCGATGCTATATTATCTC